ACCCGAGTGGATGAAGGATGGCGAAGGTAACCCGATCCCCTTACAGGTGGACATATCCAAGTGCTCCAATGGACTCGGGTGACCGGGCCAAAGAATATCTAGCCAAGGCATTTAATTATGTGGTGGCCGAGTTCTTAGACAAAGGGGAACCGGAGGACATCGAGCTTGAGCTTGAGACAATCGTGGCTGAGATCTTAGACGAACGCAACGGGTTGTCTTTCGACTCGGAGATAGACGAGGGGGGTGGAGATGATTAACATCATAACACCTTTCACTAACTTTGAGACCGAGCTAAACGATGGGCTACACCGGACCATATCACGGGCGGTCTACCGCTTGTGCATCTTGACCGGTGACGATGACTACATAGTAAGGAAGCTCAAGCCCTTGGCGGAGGCCAATAACAAGAGGCCACTTCAACCTAACGAGATAGAGAACTTGGTCATCATGCACCGGGAGAAGTTATCGAGCCCGGTAACGCTAGAGAATCAGAGGCGTAAGCCTCCTAAGAACGAGGCGTTCACCAAGACCATTGCACTCAAGTCAAACGCCGAAGCGTTAAAGCGTCACTCCGGGATCCTACCGGAGACAAGTGTCGATGCGTTGCGTAGGTTGTACTCGAAAGAGGATTGGTTATACATAGGCAAAGAGACATATAGTGTCCTTCCCAAAACAGTAGAGGAGTGGGCCAAGCTAGACTTGGGTGACAACTCGATGATCATGCCCAACCCGTTCGAGCCGGATCCACCGGCAAGACGAGGTCAGTATGTCCGGGAAAGATTGTATACTATCTATGAGTCGGACGAGCCGTGGATGTCTCACGATATGCAAGCAGGAGTGATCATGCACTTGAAGAAACAGATGCCACTTAGGATGGTTGTCTCTTCCGGTAACAGTTCACTTCATGCGTGGTTCGATGTATCCTTTGCGAGCCCTCGAGCGTTCGAGGAGTTTGAGGATACTTGCCACTTACTATGTGGTGACCCGGCAACCATGAGGGTCAATCACTTGGTACGGTTACCGTGGGGTACCCATCAGAAAACAAAGAATAAACAAGAGGTAATATATTTCAGATGAACAAAGAACTTATAGGATTATGCGGACCGAAGGGCGTAGGTAAAACCACCTTCGCTACTTCTTTAATCAATGAAGGTGGGACGATCTTCTCACTAGCGGATCCGTTGAAGCAGATGCTTGGTACCCTTGTATCAAAGAGGTACCTGTACGAGGACAAAGAGATACCGATACCGGGATACCCGGAACACATCACCGGACGCTACCTACTCCAACGAGTGGGCACCGAATGCTTCCGGAAGATGTGGCCGGACATATGGGTTAACTATTTGATGGTACGGGTGGAGAGGGCCGGAGGTCTATGCATCGTGGATGATGTCAGATTCCCCAACGAGGCGGAGTATATCCGGTCTAGAGGTGGACAAATATGGAGGCTCTCTCGGTCCGGAGTGGTGGCGGATGATAACCATATATCAGAGGCAGGGTTGCCCGATCATTTGGTGGACAAGGAGATAGACTTGGATGGCGAAGCGTAAGGGTACACCGGAATGGGATAAAGCAGTCGAACTATCAGAGCTTACCGGGTATAAACTAGAGGCTTGCTATGAGTGGGTAACCGGGAAGGCGGATCCATTCGGGCCGACTTCTCAGATCACTAAGGAACTCAATGATATATTCCTGCAAGCGTGTGCCATAACAAACGAGGAGCCAAGGAGTTACGCAGAGATTGCAAGACTCACCGGAATGAGCAAGCAACGGGTGGAACAGATAGCTAAGAAAGCGATGAGGAAAATTAAAGAACACAAGATAATAAAGGAGATGAATAATGAGTAACGAGGATCCATTAAAGCCGTTTGTTGACGGGCTAAAGGCGGAGGCATGGGATGACATACCAAAGGATTCTCCCCCACCTAATAAACCATCGTCCGACATTGTATTACAAAGTACACAACCCGTACGGGATAGCGTACAGGTCCCGGAGATCGAAGCTCTCCCGGATCCGGAATCTTTTATGGAGTGGGGGGACCCAAGCATACAGATAAAGCTACCGGACTATTGCGTTGAAGGTCTCCTCCCGGTTGGAGGGAAGATGATCCTTGGCGGAGGGTCCAAGTCTTACAAGACATGGCAACTCATCGACCTTGCGTTGAGCGTATCGCACGGGGTGCCGTGGATGGGGCTACCTACTAGCAAGGGCAAGGTCCTCTACATTGACCTCGAGTTTATCCCGGCCTATCTCAAGACGAGGATCCGAGGGGTGGCAGATCAGAAAGGTCTAAGCCCTACCGACAACCTCCATGTGTGGCACCTTCGGGCCAAGGAGTACAACCCTACCGTCATCCTTCAAGTCATGCAATCATGGGAGCACTTCAAGGATTACTCTCTCATCGTGATCGATCCCTTCTATAAGATGAATGCAGGAGGGGACGAGAACGCCAACGGGGAGGTGACCAATCTCCTCCTAAAGATTGAGAAGTTTGCCAACCACTCGGCCGTAGTCTTTGCACACCACTATGCCAAGGGTGACATGACTTCCCGGGATCCGATAGACCGGTGTGCCGGGGCAGGATCCTTCGCAAGAGATCCGGACTCGATCATATCCTGTACTAGGCATGAGGTGGACAAGGCTCTGACCATAGACATGGCCATCCGGAATGACAAAGCGATCCCCTCGTTCGTTGTCCGGTTCGATGAGTCCAAGCTATGCATGGTAAAGGAGCCGGACCTAGACCCTAACAAGTTGCACAAGCCCGGCCAAGAACCCAAGACTCTAGAAGATTCATTAGGTGACCGAGCAAAGACACTCGAGGCATTGTCCTCCCGATGTGAGGATCACCCTCATAGTAGGGAGATGCTCCTCCAAGTAGCAACCGGTGCCGGGTGGACCCGTCACGAATTTGACCAAGCCTTAACGAATAAGGCGGAGGTAGAAACATGGTTCCTCTACGAACAGAAGGGACGATCATCACAATACACACCGAAATAACATGAGCAAAGAACCTATCAAGCTAGAGCCTAGACTATTGTACGACCAAGCCATCGTTGGATATACCGAAGGAGGCCGGGCCGTATACAGAGAAGACAAGATCATTCACCTCCTCGAAGATGAGGACGGGATGACCCATGAGGAAGCAGTCGAGTGGCATAATTATAATACTCGAGGGACCTTCGATAACTCAACGGATCCTAACCGTCCTCTATTCATCAGTCCTATTACTCTGCCCACACGGCAGAGTATATAACAACGCTGATGAATCGTCAACAGTACCGAAAGATAAAAAAGGGGCCCCTTATTGGGGTCCCCCTTTTGTCTCTATCTGTAGGTAGGATTACCTAAACCTTACCGGCTCCTTGGAATCCTTATCCCATCTCAACAGGAGCTGATCCATTACTTCCCCTTGTGACCTATCCTCCCGGTTAACTAGGTTCTTCAATATCCTACTTGCTTCCGGTGATAACAGGCAACTAATGGGTACCCTTCTTTGGTCCTCCGGTATTGGTTTCCTTCCGGACCTTGGTCTTACTCCTCCCTGCTTAGGGGTGGACTTCTTTGTTCTAGATGTGGCCATGATTATTTCTCCTTGGGTTTGAGTTGATATCCCGTGTGCCATTTACGGGTGTTGTAGTTGTAGCTGAAATGCAACGGGCCCCTTCCTAAATCGAGGTAGTCGTGGAACTGATTGGACAAGGTTTGTTTAGTTCTTCCGGTAAGGATAAGAATCAAGCTCTTGTACTTCCAACTATCCACATACTTTTTAAGGTAGCCGGTCCTCCTCTTGGCAAACTCTTGAACCAATACAGACTCCTCCTCTATGTCCGACCCACCTAATGGGTGCTCGACATGGTCCGTGACAACAGTTACCCACATGGATCCACCTTCTAGCTCCGGCTCAATTGCAAAGTAACAACCATCATTATCCATGTTGTCCTCTAATATTTCCCGGACCCGTCTGACTTGGTCCTTGTTAAACATTACCTTGAGCTCGGTCTTGAGTACCGTCTTAGGTGCAGGGTGCTCGCTCTGACTGCTTGTGATTGCATTTAATAGTGGGTTACTCATTCTCTGATTCCTTCCATTTCTTTTTTAGTTTGATGAATGCGTCCGCATCCTCCTTACCGGAGGCCAACGCCTTGTTTAATAGTTCTTCTGCCTTCTCCGGCGATGGTGCGGTAGCGTAGACCAAACCGAAGTAGGCTTTGCCCATGCCATACAGTAGGCTAGACATGGGTGGATCCGGTAAGCTCTCCTTGTGGAACTCCTCCCGGATGATGTCGAGGCTACCGCCAATTGTTTCGGCACCTACGGCCACGGCCTTCCGGATAAAATCCTCCTCAGTCATTGGCCACCTCCTCCGGATGTCCTTGAAGGTCTATGTCTGCTCCGGCATCCTCGATGTGCATGGTGAACGCATCTCCAAAAGCACCTTCCTCTTCTTGCTCCTCGAGCACTAGCCGGAGCCCTTCGGCATCATGGTCCGTCATTAGTAACTTAATCAGTTTCATTGTTTGATCTCCTTATGGTTTGTATTATTAGTGTAAAGTTTTCTTGGCTGAACTCACCCATGTCCGCCATGTCAATGTCATGGGCATCGATGATCACCCCGTCATGGAGGTCCGGTGTTCCATCGCTATGCATGGGTCCGATTGCCAACTTGTCCGGATAGAAAAAGCATCCGGCTTCCTCCATTGGGATCCGCTTGTCCTCCTCTGTAACTAACGGAGGATTCTCTGCTCGTCTCCGGTCCTCCTCTACTTGGGCATGGCGTTTCTGTTTCTGTACGGGGTTGAGCCCATAGTCCGGATGGTTTGGGTTGTAGTAGTTCCTCTTGGACTGTTGGCTACGCTTGTATAGTTCTTCGACTTGGCTCATAGCTCGTCCCTCAGTAAGAAGTTGTGGCCTAGTTTGACTACCTCCCTCTCGGCCCATGCCGACAAGTCAATGAGAGCGTCATCAAGTTTTGATCCGGACCGGATATTACTATCCTTCAACCTTTCATAGAGGTATCCGGTTGGAGTGCTCTTCTTGATAGAACAGAAAGGACCTACCCTTTCCCTCTTCCAATAGGTACTCCTCGATGTTTCCGGTGCAAGGTGCAAGACCTTATCCTTCTCGAGCACCTCGTATAGGAAATCGAAATCTCCGAGTTGTCCTCCTTCATGTATGTATGTGATGCTCATAGTTCTTTGTGCCCCCATATGATAAAGATGATTAATGCAACGGCCGGACCGGTTAAGATTAGATAATCGTATGGACTCATGCTCGCCCCCTTGCTACTTCCCAATCGTTTGTTTCCGGTACCTCTCTGAAGGTCCATATGTTAGTGAACTTATCCCATCCTACTTGGAAATCTTGGTCCGCCTCGAGGGTATTGTAAGACCAATCTGCAACGAGCTCGTCCGCCCCGTTGCCAAGGATGATCAAGGCCGTGACTCTCATCTGCTCCTTGTAGAAGGTGATCCGGCTATCGCAAACCGATAGGATCTCCTCCGTTGCGAGCTTCCGGTTATCTACGGGACCGGATTCTTTTTGTAGTTGGATTGCTCCGCCTCCGGTATTCACTTGTTGCACCCACCACCCTTGGCGTTGGATTTGATAGATGAAAGACCGGACGATAGGTGTGTAATTTTTGTACCTATGCTTGTTGATCATATTAGTTTTCCTCCTCGGTAAATAATTTTGTATTGATTTTTCTATGGAGCTCCGCCGGATGCGGTACCCCGTTGGCTTCTGTTTTGCAATAGTCTTCCGGCTGAACTCCTCTTTCTCTCCGGAGCCTATCGCAGTAAGTCATTGCCATCTCGGTCTGTACCTTGTGCTCCTTGATGCTCACCTCTAAGAGATGATGGATGGCCCACTTCTTTTTCTCCCTCGGCAGATGAAGGAAGCAGTAGCCGTCCATGTCGCTAAGTAATCCGGTACTGATTGCAAGCTCGATAAGCTGATCATAAGAACGGTCCGGTACTTTATTCTTGGCCATCTTATTCGTCCCCCTCTCTATGAGGTTGGTTGTTTGCAACCTGTTCATCGATTGAGGTATCGCACTCCGGATCTACATCCCCCTCTTGTGCTCCGTTGTAATCCCTTGCTACCGGTACGGTTTGGGATTCCTTCTTGATGCGGTCAAGCATCCGGCCCATCTCTATGATCTCCTCCTCGGCCATCTGTTGACCGGAAGGGCTCCCGTTGCGTAGCGTAAGGCAATAGATCCTTGCGGTACTCTCCCATGAGGGCGTTAAATCTATGGAGGATTGGTCTCCTCCCGTGGTTTGTATTTGATCTCCTTGATTCATAATTATAAGATTAGTTTAATCAGCTTGGTATGTCAACTATATATTTTGAGGTTGGTAAAGGGATGCAACCGAGAGCACCGGAATATTTAACCTACGGCCGATAATCAAGGCCCCCTCTAGGTCAACCTCAGTCCAATAGATGGGGAGATGACCATATTTACGGCCATCTCTTACCGGAATCTTTGCCTTTGGTCCGTATCCACTATCGGAATCGAGCCGGACATGAATCTCGGCTAGCTCATCCTCGGGAATCCACAAGGGCCCGTCATCAGTCTCCTCCGGATCTCTTCCGGAGTTGTCAAAGATGTACACCTTCCCGTCCTTGAATGCGATGTGATTATGATGCCTCGAGAAATGCACTTGGGCGTATCCGTTTGGCGTTACTGTTGATGTCTTGGTCATGTTATGATCTCCTGTTTTTTATTTGTTATTCTCCTGCTTCCCATCCGGTAAGGCCAAGCAATTTCCCTTCGGCCTGTAGCCTATCAAGGAGCTCTTGGTTTGCCTTCCTCATGGTCTCGTAAAGGTCCGGTGCAAACTCGTAGAAGGCACCGATATTTGTGTTAAGGTGTGACTCGGTATCGAAGAGAGCCGAATGTTTCCGGCGAGCTTCCTCGATTTCCGATAGCGTGTAATTCTTTTGCTTGCATGACCACACAACGGGATCGTAGGTATGCTTGTTATTCATGGTAGCTCCCTCCGGTGGCTTTGGTTGCGTGATTTTCATGGTGCTTCCCTTTGCAGGGCCGAGATGTTTATGTTCGTTTGGCATTTTAGTTTTCCTCCTATATGGTTTGAAAGTTTCCGGTGATCCAAAGGTGAGCCTTGCTCGCTTGAGCCGAGGCCGTAGCGAAGAGCTTCTTGTCGCTCTTCAGCTTCTTGGACCATGACTCAATGTAAGAAGCATGGTTGGCTACCGTATCCTCCTTGTCCATGTTGCAGTCGGCCAACAGGAAGCAAGATGCAAGCTCTGCTACTAGCTCCTCCCTCGAGTAATCGGCGGACCCGAAGGGCTTTGGATCCGTATCCAATTTCCGATTGAGACGGGTAGAGTGGCCCGTAGCATGGGCAAGCTCATGGAAGGCCGTCCCATAGTAGCCCTCGGCGGTCTCGAACTGCTCCCGTACGGGAAGGTGGACCGAGTCATTCGAGGGCCTGTAAAAAGCTCGGTTCCCCCCATCGTGCTTGATCTCGGGTACGAGCCCACCGGAAACGGCCTCCTTGATGAGGTCCTCGGCAATCTCTTCCGGTGACCATTGCACGGGCTCCTCCTTGGCCGTTGGGAAGGCATCCGCCGGAAGCTTATCGGGGTCTATGCCCTCGGTTTGCTCCAAGTTGAACACGGCATCGGCCTTGAGGAAAGGAAGTATTTTGTGCTCCTCCTCGGGTAACGGGTTCCCGTTCGAGTCCTTGTCCTTCTTGAACATTTTGAAGAAGGTTACAAAGGCGGACTTCTCCCCCTTCTTGATTGATCCGCCTAGCTCCCTGGCCTTGCGGAAGGTGAGCCAATACGGTGAGCTCCTCCCCTCCATTGCAAGAAGCATGAAGTTGAGCCCCCGATAGGTCTTCTCGGTTGCTAGGCTTCGAGGCATTGCCCCGAGCTTATCTCCCCATGGTTTGACCCATGGAATTACTCCTCCTTCGAGGGCGTTAAGAATCTTTTCGGTTACCCTCTCGTAAGGGCACTTGGTCTTTTTGAATTTACCTTTTGGCATGGTTTTTGATCTCCTAATTTATGGTTGAAAATATAGTTCTAAGCTATCCTATTTGATTTGTCAAATTTATTATTTACCTTGAGCAACTTTGCTCCAATCGGTCCTCTCGACAAATTTCTTCATCTCTTTGAGGGTGTGGCCGTCAATCTTCTCGGAGTCCTCCCACTCGTCATTCTCGGCATGATCGTAAAGCTCCCGGGAGACTTTGCAGGATCCGCACTCGGGACAAACCAATGGGTCTTCCTCCACGGCCCTGTAAGTCAACTCCGTGGACGGGTCCTTGAGCTTAAAATCGATTCGCTTATAGCAAGTGGTCTCGGTTGAGATGTCGTTTGAATGATGGCACTCTTCGCAGAATATATGAAGCATTGGGTCTTCCATTTTTTGGGTCCTCCTCGGTTAAAAGTTCGGCATCAAGATTGCCTTGAGCTCGGTTATTGATTTATTGGTGATCCGTGAGAGCTCGGCCATGGTCATATTAGGCCGAGAATCAAAGAGCGTGATTATTTCTTCATTGGTCATTATTTGGTCCTCCTGTTATCTTGTAAAAAAGCCGTTCGAGGTCCTATGGACCCGTGTACCGTCCTCCATGAGGGAGCCGTGAGATTCAACGGTCCCTTGGCCCTGTACGGGCAATACATGGGACAGGGTCTCCCGTGTGATCCTACCGCATGGGTGGACCTCCACTCGGTTAAAGAAGCACCTGTACGGCCTCCCGTTGCCATAGCACTCGAAACCGAGCACTTGGTACAAGGGAGACGGGTCCTCCCCCTCGAATCTAAATAGCTCCTCTCGGTGGAGCTTTGAAAAGTCTATGTTTACGGTCATTTTTTTCCTCCTGTTTTTAGTTTGCCTCTCTTCGCACGACCCACCCATCGGAGCCGAACGGGGTCCACATGGGCACCCCGTCAATGCCATCGTCATGCCAACGGTCCATGGTCCCCGTCTCGGAAATTGCAGAGATCCATACATCGACATAAGCGATATCCTCCTCGGCGAGCCAAGTTATAAATTCATCGGTTGTCTTCATGGTAAACGGGGTAATCCCGTTCTCCTCAAAGATTGAATCGTCAAGGTTCAAGAGCTCCATGATTTCGAGCCATAGGGCGGACCCTTTGATTTTGACATCATATTGCTCATTTTTCTTCATGGGCTCCGTGTTATTCTGATGTGGGACATGGCCAAGCATGATCTTGATGTTGTCCTCCTCACCGCTTTTGCGGTACTTAATTGTAGTGAGATTAATTGACATAATTTTTTCCTCCTTGGTTACTTTGTAAGGCTAGTGAAACGGCCGAATGTATCACGGCCCACAACGGCCCCTCTGAAAAGGAACGGCGTGAGGCCCCGTCTCCGTGCGTTAACGAACATGATTTTTTGATATAATGACATAATTTTGATCTCCTGTTTTTTGGTTAGTTCTAGCGGTTCTTATAGAAGTTTTGCCTTAGTTTAAACCAAGCATCGATTGTGGCTTGGCTATCGCTTGGAAGCGTTTTGATCCTCATTTGTGTAAAGTCCAAGGAAGAGGTAATCTCTTTTTCGTACTTCACTATTTCGAGGTCATAATCTCCGAAGATAATCTCGGGAGCCCCGTCCTCGTTAAGTCCATGTAGTATGTAATAAGTCATGCCATCACAAGATCACACCTTATTTGATATGTCAAACCGATAAAACAAATATGACAACCAAGAACAGCCCCGAGCCCTCTATTTATGCGGTCCTAAGCTTATTTGCATGAAAGTGAAAAAAAGTTTTGTCCGTAAAACTGAAAAGTAAAAGAGGCAAACTCGAAACGGCGGAAGCCCTCTGTTTATGCGGTTCTCAGCCTGTTTGCAACCGAGCAAAAAATCAAAGTGCGGTAAGCGAAACGGCGGAAGGCCCCTATCTATGCGGATCTTGTCCCGAATCTTCCGGTGGATTTACTTTTCAAGGTGGACCCGTTTTCAATCGGTGCACGGCGGAAAAAGAAGAAAGAAAAAGGCCCCGAGCAGGGCCCGAGATGGCCCCGTCCCGTTCACCTCCCGAGATCCCCTTTCGAGATGGCCCGAGACCCCGAAAGCCCCTGTTTTAGCGACATTCCCGAGCGACAACAGGCTAGAGACCGCATAAATACAGGGCAAACCGAGGGAGTGCTTGTCCCTTTCCCTCGCTTTTTGAGTGGAATTGTACGCTCAAATAGTGGAGGGGGGAGGGGGGGGTTAGTAGTTTTCTAGAGGTTTTTATCCCGAATC